TACTAGAGATATTTTGGATGGTAGTAACTTTTTAGATGAACTAAAATCGCTAACTTCAAGTACTAGTCCTGGATTTCCCATGAATATACAAGGTTTTCGTAATCTGAAGAAAGAGTATTATTCTGCTATTGATAAAGATGTCAAGGATAAAGTTTTTGACGAAATAGAGTCTGAAGTGCAAACTTTTATTTCTAAGATGAAAAATGGAATTTTACCGAGTGTTATTTATACCGACAATTTGAAAGATGAAAGACGTTCTTGGGAAAAGATAAAATCTGGTTCTACTAGGTTATTTTCAGGGTGTCCTTTTATCTATTTGTTGGTTGTAAAGAAATATTTTGGTGATTTCGCTCTTGCTTTTCAATCTAATATGATAGCTAATGAGAGTGCTATTGGTGTCAACCCTTATTCTTTGGATTGGGACAATATAGCAAAACATCTTAACACCTTTGGTTCTGATAAGGAAATTGTAAATAAAGGTGCTGGTGATTATACTGCTTTTGACGGTTCTCAAATACCTGTTATGCAATATAAATTACTAGATATTATCAACATTTGGTATAATGATGAACATTCTCATATGCGAAGCATGTTATTCGAATCTGTAGTATTTTCGCAACATATATATAGGGGTATAATTTATGCTTGGAAAGGTAGTCTACCTAGTGGACATGCTTTAACAGCTATGCTGAATACTATGTATAATTCGTTAGCTTTTAGATGTGCATGGTACACTCAAAATATCGAAAGACCACCATTCAATACCCAAGTAAAATTAATCCTACTAGGAGATGATAATGCATTTGCAGTACATCCTGATTTTAGTTCATTTAATGAATTAGTTCTTCCCGAACTAATGTCCCAATGGGGATTAATTTACACTCCAGAAGATAAGAAATCATTGTTAGTGCATCCAGCACGACGATTAGATCAACTGGAGTTTTTAAAACGTAAGTTTAAGTTGGATGAAACATACTTACAATATGTCGCTCCACTTAGGTTTTCTGTTTTAGAAGAAATGATACAATTTTCTAAACGAGGTTCTACTTCTGATAGAATATGTGTAGACAATTGTATTATTGCTATCCGAGAAGCTAGTTTGCATAGTAAAGAGGAATATGATAATTTCTCTTCTAAAGTAGTCGCAGCAGTCACAAAAGCTTTGCCTTTTGTTACTCCTAGTGAACCTTGGATAATGTCTTATAATAGGAGAAAAGATCTGGTTTTGAAATCAGATACTTTCTTCCTTTAAATAGGACTTCCTGTCCGCTATGACGTATAAACTGGCAAGGTGGTGACTTTCACCAGGTGGTCTATTGCCTTAAAGAAACGAAAGCCGAGAAATCGTGTGTGACCCCTACTATTTAAGGGGTAGTCCCAAAGACGACCATTTCATGTGAACTTGATTTTAAAGAATATGGAATGAAACTTTTCTTTCACTGCTATGAATTGGATTAAGGTCCTATTTAGGTTCAGTGTCCTTTGAAGCGATCCTTCTAAACACTTATTTTCCACCATTTTAGAAGCAATGCGGGTTGCTCTAATCTTATAATCCCGAGCTGAAAATAAACAAACAAACCCGACGGAAGCGGGAAATAATTATTCTTCCAACGAGGTAGACGTTGAATCTACCACTCGAGTAGCTGCCACTACTCTTTTCAATGATGATGCTAATGTTAACATTGCCACTATTAATCAACCTGTTAAAATGCTTCAACAAATTTATGATTCATCTTCTGATAATTTCAATCAGGATATTAAGGCGTTTCTAGCAAAACCGGTTATTATTGATTCCGGAAATTTAGGACCCGCTAATACTGTAGGAACTTTTGGAAGCTACTTGATGCCTTATGGACTCATAAATTCTTTCAATACTGTTTCTAATAAACTTGATGGTTTCTTGGGTTTCAGGGCAACTATGGTCTTTAGATTGACTATTAATGCCAATCCTTTTCAACAAGGTAGGTATATGGTTACGTGGACTCCTACTGGAGGAGCTGCTGAAAATGCTGTTTCTACAGCTCATCTTAATTCTCATATTTATACTTTAGTACAACGTTCAACTCTTCCTAGAGTTGAAGTTGATCTTGCTTGTGATACTGTAGGAGAATTGAGGGTTCCATTTATTTCTAAGTACAATTTTTATCCATTAGCTGGACAATCTTCAGCTGAGAAGTTTGGTAATTTAGGTTATGTGTCTATATTTCCATACGTTCCACTGGCTGGAGTGACCAATTTAGCTGCAGGATATACTTTGTGGGGTCATTTTGAAGATGTAGAATTAGTTTGTGCTGCTGTTCCGCAAAGTGGAGGCAGATTTTCTGATTCACATCGAGAAGCTGCTTCTGCAGGTGTAGCACCTCTATCTAATACACTTTCACTCATTTCTAAAAGTGCTGGTGTATTATCAGCTGCTCCAGGAATTGGTGCATATGCTTCATCTTTAAGTTGGCTTACCGAACGTTTAGCTAAAACTGCTATGGTTTTTGGTTGGTCAAAACCTACCAACAATGCACCTGTTACTTATATGATGCGTAGCACTATGGCCAATTATACTAACGTTGATGCTGTAGACAATTCTTTGCCTATCGCTCTTTCAGCCAAAAATGAAATTCACAAGTGTCCAGGTTTTGCAGGTACTTATGTAGATGAAATGGATTTTTCCTACATCACGTCTATTCCTGCTTATGATAGTACTACTTCATGGTTAAACGGTACTGGCACTGGTACTCTTCTAAAGACGTTCACTGTTGCTCCTTTAGTTAATATCAGTAACACTGCTTTAGTTAATGGCGGTGTACAAGCTCAAAATTTCAAACCTATGGATTTCGTTGCCAATTATTTTACTTATTGGCGTGGCTCAATAGTATACAAATTTAAGTTTGTTAAAACAGATTACCATTCTGGTAGACTGGTCATAGCTTTTTCTCCTTATGAATCTTCCAGTACTGTTATACCTGCAATTTCTTTACCACTTACTGCTTATACTCATAGACATGTGGTGGATATTAGAGAATGCAATGAAGTCTCTATTACTGTGCCTTATATTAGCTCCACTCCTTATCGACCTTGTGTAGGTGATGGATCAGAAATAGGCAAATTGTATATTTATATTCAAGACGCCCTTACTGGTCCTCCTTCTGTGATGACAAGTATTTCTATTATTACTGAGATTTGTGGTGGCCCTGATTTTGAAGTTGCAGTTCCTGCTAATACCAACATTATGCCTGCTTATAATGTTGTTCCTCAATCAGGAGGTTCTTTTGGCAAAATTGCAGATAAAAATGCTTGCAATTTGGTTCAAGAAACTTTAGGTGTTACTAATCCAAAAGATGATGGTTATTTAAATGCAGCTATTTGTGTTGGAGAAAAGATCTCGAGTTTTAGAGCTCTTTTAAAATCTTATAATATGATGCTGTGGCAAACAGCACCTGTAACCAATAAATTCTTGAATATTAAAGCATTTAAATCACCAGTTTGGTGGGATGGAGCTGCTAATCCAGCACCTTCTACTACTTGTGATTTATATGGAGTATTAAGTTCTGTATTTCTCTATAATAGAGGAGGTATTAGATATAAAATTACTGGTGCTACTCCAGATGGATCTGCTCAATCTAACGTTCCATTTTGCACTCTTTATTCTGAACATTCAGCTCCCACTGCTTTTGCAGCAATTGCAACTACAAATGGCATTGGTCTAACTGGTGTAACAAATTTTTCTTATGGTAATAATTTACGTATATATTCACAATATACCGAGAATTTAGCCGTTGAGGTTAATGTGCCGCAATACCACTATTTCCATTCCAGGATTGGTTTAGAGGAAGTGTCTAATGCTAACATGACAAATTTTTCTTCATACTCTACTGAATCTAGGGCTATGTTGTCCGTTTCTATGGGACCATTGCTCAATATTAATACAAATGCTACGATTCATAGAGCCGCTGCCGATGATACAAATTTCGGTGGTTTTATTAGTATTCCCCCTATGGTTTCTTCCGTACCTGGAGTATTTGTACCATAATTTATTTATTTGTAAATATTTATTTGTATATTTAAATTAGCGAGGTGCTAGCTTATTGCACCCTTTATGTCATATGAAAATGACACGTTTCCAGCAGACGTAATGCTGAACTACTATGCGTTAAAACTTTATGGTTTGTTTTAACGACACTTACACTAACCGCCATTGAAATATGGGTAGTGTAGGGGGTATACGTACCTTACCAGATTTCTTAGTGATTATTAATTAACTATGTATTGACTGTTCCCTAAAGGATCTGGTTGGTGCGTAGCTAGTATATAATAATCATGAAATCGATGCCTCTAAGGAGCATTAGGTGGTTCGAGATAACACTCGGATTGCCATTTTCTTAATTGC